TTACCAAGCATTGATTTACGAAAGCGCATCTTCTTTGTGGAAAAATGAAACAGTAGATAAAACCTTTGTAGGTTTAGGAAATGTAGATAATACAAGCGATGCAAACAAACCTATTTCAAGTGCAACGCAAACAGCGTTAAATCTAAAAGAAAACGCAGCGAACAAACAGAACTCGTTAGCAGTAGACGGTACAGGGGTTAAATTCCCTACCGTAGATGCTATTAATTCTTTGTCTATGATAGATAGAGGAAAGAGAATGGTTTCTTTTTGGACTGACTTTCTTAATGCTGCTAATCCATTAGACGGATTACAAGTTTTTGCAAGTGGCGGTTCTATTAGTTCTGTGGGTGGTTCAGCTATTCCAAACAGAACAACGCAACAGGGTGTTGTGGCTTATAATACAGCTGTTTCAGCAACGAGTTATGTTAATCATGTAGGAAGTGCAGGTACTCAATTTTGGTTTGGTAATGGAGTTTGGACTTATGAAACTTCAATAAATATAAATAATTTAAGTACAGGTACTGAAAGATATAGATGGATTAGCGGCTTCGGTGCTGCAACAGCAGCTTTAACAGAAACAGACGGAGTATTTTTTACTTACGATGAAGGTGGAACGGCTAACGGAACAGCTGCCTCTCCTAATTGGCAATGCGTAACAGCGGCAAATAACGTAAGAACTTTAACAACTACTTCAACAGCTGTAGCGACTGCAACATGGATTAAATTAAGAATAGAAATAAATGCAGCAGGAACATCGGTAGGATTTTATGTGAATGGAACTTTAGTCGCTACACATACTACTAACATTCCTTTAGGTTCAAATACAAGATATGTACTGCCTAAACAAGGCATAGCAAAAACAATAGGCACGACATCACGTCTTGTATATTGCGATTACTTAGGATACGAAAGCATTTTAACAACACCTCGCACATGATAATCACAAAGTACCGAATGATTACCGAGAACGGTTATATCGAAACGCTCAACGAGCAAGAAGCTATTGAGTACGGTAACTACATTGTAGTGCAAGAAGAAATAATTGAATCAAATACATGATGGACATTAGAAAAATATCAATAGGCCCTGACTACAAGGGAGGTGCTATGCATTATATTGTAGGGCAGAAAGTTATCGGCGATAGCTATGAAATAAACTGCATCAAGTATGATGACAAAAAAGATTCTATCAAGATATATATAATCAACGACAAGCAAGAGGTTCTCCTGTGGAAGGAGTTCAACTCTACTATACCGACTTCAATCGAATTTAATATCAACTACTAATGAAATCTCCATTCTACTTTATCGCAAAGCCGGTGAAGGGGAAGAGATACGACAACACCAAGGATATTGGTGGTATTGAAATAATACTCAGCACGTCAGAAGAGGACCACAACTTCTCTAATAGATATGCCGAAGTCGTAGAACTCCCCTTGGGTTATGAAGGTCCTATCCTTCCCGGTGATACTCTTATCGTTCATCATAATGCTTTTAAGTTTTACAACGACATGAGGGGAAGAAGAAGAAGCGGCAAGAGTTTTTTTAAAGACGACCTGTTCTTCATCGAGCCGGATCAGTTCTATATGTACAAGCAGGATGGGAAGTGGAAGGCATATGACAGGTATTGCTTTGTTAAGCCATTGCCTGCTATCGATTCGTATATCAAGAAGCCATTCTCAGAAGAACCGCTCATGGGTATTATGAAGTATCCAAATGAATACCTGTTATCACAGGGAGTTAAGGTTGAAGACGTGGTATGCTTTTCACCCGACAGCGAGTATGAATTCAATGTTGACGGTGAGAAACTATACCGCATATATGATCATCAAATAACTGCAATGGTATGAGTTCAACAAAAGAATTAAGATTAAGAATAATAGCTTCGAGCAGAATAGCTGTAGAAGAATTGATAAAAATTGCCAAGGAACCTATCGTTAATTATGGAGATGAAGCGCCGGCTTTAGCTGCTGATAGATTAAAGAATGCAGCAGCAACTAAAAAGTTAGCTATCTTTGATGCGCTTGATATACTTGCACGCATTGATGCGGAGGAAGAGATTCTCAATTCAGAACAAGATGGCCCAAGTAAAACAGATTCAAAACAAGGATTCGCAGAGAGACGTTCGAGATAGTCTTTACAAAATTGTAAAAGGCTTAATCCCGAAGACTGTCATATCCAATAAGAACAGATCAAGGTCTTGGGCTTATGGATATAATTCGGATTACAATGTTGTCATCATATCAAAGACAGGGGAGATAGGAGAGATATACGACGTGTCGGGTCTTTTGATTGCGCTGCCTCCTGCCCCTAAACAATGTTACCATAGAAGTCACGCTCCGTCCGAGCAGTATTGGGAGAGGGTAGCAATGCCTCGTGAGCTTAATAAGATCTCTACCATTTTTCAATGGAATCAAATGCCATCGCTCTTTAAGAATAATTGGGTTGATTACATAGAGAAAGAGTTCGACAAAAGGGAGCAAGGCTTTTGGTTCATGAACAATGGCGAGCCAACCTATATTACAGGGTCACATTATATGTACTTGCAGTGGGCGAGTATTGACATTGGATATCCCGACTTCCGTGAGGCGAATAGAATCTATTGGATTTTTTGGGAGGCGTGTAAAGCTGACACGAGATCATTTGGTATGGTGTATCTGAAGATACGTCGTTCAGGATTTTCTTTCATGTCGTCGTCTGAATGTATTAATGTGGGAACTCTTGCACGTGATGCAAGGGTTGGTATACTATCAAAGACCGGAGCAGATGCTAAGAAAATGTTTACTGACAAGGTTGTTCCTATTAACAACCGTCTTCCTTTTTTCTTCAAACCTATTATGGATGGAATGGATAAGCCTAAGACTGAGCTTTCCTATCGCATCCCGGCTTCGAAGATTACGAAGAAGAATATGTTTGATGCTGAGGCAGAAGAGTTAGAGGGTCTTGACAGCACGATAGATTGGAAGAACACAGAGGACAACTCCTACGATGGAGAGAAGCTGCTTATGTTGGCTCATGACGAGAGTGGTAAGTGGCAGAAGCCAAACAATATCAAAGAGAATTGGCGGGTAACAAAGACCTGTTTACGTTTGGGTAGTAAGATCATCGGTAAGTGTATGATGGGTTCTACATCCAACGCTTTAAACAAGGGTGGTCAGAACTTCAAGGATATATATGAGGACTCTCGCGTAACCAATCGCAATGCGAACGGTCAGACTAAGAGCGGTCTGTATGCCCTGTTCATTCCTATGGAATGGAACATGGAAGGATTCATCGATATGTATGGCATGCCTGTCTTTAGAAAACCTGAGAAGGCTATTAAAGGTATTGACGGTATGCCAATCGTCAACGGCGCTATTGATTATTGGGAGGCAGAGGTCGAGTCTCTTAAGAATGATTCAGATGCACTCAATGAATTCTATCGTCAGTTTCCTCGTACAGAGTCTCACGCGTTTAGAGATGAGACCAAGTCGTCTTTGTTTAACCTGACCAAGATCTATCAACAGATTGATTACAACGACACGCTTATCAAGGAACACTACCTTACGCGTGGGTCTTTCATGTGGAAGGATGGTGTCAAGGACACTAAGGTTATATTTAGTCCCGACAAGAAGGGAAGGTTCTTAGTCAGTTGGATGCCGGCCAAGCATCTGCAGAATAACGTGATAGATAGGGGTGGGTCTAAGTACCCGGGCAATGAGCATATTGGTACATTCGGCTGTGACTCCTATGATATCTCAGCTGTTGTAGACGGCAGAGGGTCTAATGGTTCTTTGCATGGTATGACTAAGTATCACATGGATGAAGCTCCAACAAATGAGTTCTTCTTAGAATATATAGCTCGCCCTCAAACGGCAGAGATATTCTTTGAAGAGGTGTTGATGGCTTGTGTATTTTATGGTATGCCTATCCTTATTGAGAACAACAAACCTCGTTTGTTATACCACTTTAAGAATAGAGGGTACAGAGGGTTCTCTTTAAATAGACCTGACAAACATTACACGAAGCTTAGTAAGACAGAGAAAGAACTCGGGGGAATACCTAACTCATCTGAGGATGTAAAGCAGGCTCACGCTGCAGCTATCGAGTCGTACATAGAGAAGTACGTAGGTATGGATACAGCAGGTGGGTACAGAGATCCCGACGAGATAGGCAGTATGCCATTCACAAGAACACTTGAGGATTGGGCTAAGTTTGACATTAACGACAGAACAAAGTTTGACGCCTCGATCAGTTCGGGGTTAGCTATTATGGCAAATCAAAAACATCTTTACGTGCCGGAGAAAAAACAATCAAAAATTAGCATTAACTTTGCGAGATATAGTAACAAAGGATCTACAAGTGAATTAATTAGATGAAAGACGTAGTAATAAAAGTATCTTCCACTGCATTTCCAAATCAGTTCGTATCTGATGCTGAGAAAGCAACGCCCGAATTTGGGCTACAGGTGGGTCAAGCCATTCAATACGAATGGTTCCGTAAGGACGGAAACAAATGTAGATACTACGGTCAGTGGAGAGACTTCCATAGGCTAAGACTATACGCTCGTGGTGAGCAGTCAGTGGGTAAGTACAAGAATGAACTTGCTATTGACGGCGATCTTTCTTATTTAAATTTAGATTGGACTCCTGTTCCTATTATCCCTAAGTTTGTAGACATCGTTGTTAACGGAATGTCTGACCGCTTGTTCAAGGTTAAGGCGTATGCACAAGATGCTATGTCGCAAGCTAAGAGAAGCAAGTATCAAGATATGCTTGAGGGTCAGATGGCTGCTAAAGAGATTCTTACTATCATTCAACAGAAGACAGGTGCTGATCCATTCATGATGGATCCTAACGAGCTTCCTGAGACTGATGATGAGATGTCTTTGTTCATGCAGCTTAACTACAAGCCTGCTATTGAGATCGCAGAAGAAGAGGCTATCAATACCATCTTCGCTGAGAACCACTATGATGATTTGCGTAAGCGCATTGACTATGACCAAACTGTATTAGGTATTGGTGTAGCGAAGCATGAGTTCCTTCCGGGAGCAGGTGTTGAGATTTCTTATGTAGACCCTGCTAACGTGGTGTATAGCTACACAGAGGATCCTTATTTTAGAGATTGTTTCTATTGGGGAGAGATTAAGACTCTACCTATTACTGAGCTTATGAAGATTGATCCGACGCTTACCCCTGAGGATCTTGAAGAGATATCTAAGTATAGCCAAAGTTGGTATGACTATTACAACGTAGCTCAGTTCTATGAGAATACTATGTTCAATAGAGATACCTGCACGTTGCTTTACTTCAACTACAAGACCACAAATAAGGTCGTGTATAAAAAGAAGATGCTTGAGGGCGGTGGTGTAAGATATATTGAGAAGGATGAGAACTTCAATCCTCCTGCAGAGATGATGGAGGAAGGTAGCTTCGAGAAGGTTGAGAAGACTATTGACGTTTGGTATAACGGCGTTATGGTTATGGGAACTAACATCATCCTTAAGTGGGAGTTGGCTCAGAACATGGTTCGCCCTAAGTCAGCATCTCAGCACGCATTGCCTAATTATGTTGCTTGCGCTCCGCGTATGTATAAGGGTGTGATCGAGTCTTTGGTTAGAAGAATGATTCCATTCGCTGACCTGATTCAGATTACCCACCTTAAGTTACAGCAGGTTATCGCTCGCGTTGTGCCTGATGGTGTATTCATTGATGCCGATGGATTGAATGAGGTAGACTTGGGAACAGGCAATGCCTACAATCCTGAGGATGCATTGAGACTTTACTTCCAAACGGGTAGTGTAATCGGAAGAAGCTACACGCAGGACGGTGAGTTTAATAACGCTCGTGTTCCTATCACTCAGCTTACTTCCAACTCAGGAGCTTCTAAGACTCAGATGTTGCTTGCTAACTACAACCACTATCTTGATATGCTTCGTTCTGTAACAGGATTGAATGAAGCTCGTGATGGCAGCACACCTGACCCTAACGCTTTAGTTGGTGTTCAGAAGTTGGCTGCACTTAATTCAAATACAGCTACTCGTCACATCCTTGAGGGTGGCCTTCATATTTACCGTTCACTTGCAGAAGGATTGACTTATAGAATATCTGACATCTTAGAGTATGCAGACTTCAGAGAAGACTTCGCGAATAAGATTGGTAAGTATAATGTTTCATTGCTTAATGAAATCAAAGACTTATATATCTATGACTTTGGAATCTTTATCGAAGTGGCTCCTGACGAAGAGGAGAAGGCTCAGCTTGAATCTAATATCCAAATGGCATTGTCTCGTGGAAATATTGACATTGAGGATGCTATTGACATTAGAGAGATTAAAAATATCAAGCTTGCCAACCAACTCCTTAAACTCAAGAGAGTTAAGAAACAAGATAGAGAGGAGAAGATGGAGATGCAGAAGCAGGCGATGATGGCTCAGCAAAACCTAAAGTCTCAAGAGTTAGCAGGACAGGTTGCTATGCAGAAGATTCAGTTGGAGTCTCAAGCCAAGATGCAGATCAAGCAGGCTGAGGTGGCTTTTGATATTGAGAGAATGAAGCAGGAAGCTGTACTTAAGACTCAGCTTATGGCTGAAGAGTTTAAGTACAATATGCAACTTGCCGGAATGCAAGAGAGTCAGATTAGAAGTAGAGAGATGACTAAGGAGGAAGAGAAGGCTAAGCGTATTAGCATTCAAAATACTCAGCAGTCAAAGCTCATCAACCAAAGAAAGAATAACTTACCTCCGTTGAACTTCGAGTCTAACGAGGATAGCTTAGATGGATTTGACATGGCTGAATTTGAGCCTCGTTAAATATTAATTATTTTTGTATAACTTTGTAAAAATTAAATCAAATGGAATTCACATCAGTAAAATTGTTAGATGACGGTAACACGAAAGGTGTTGCAGAGAAAGAAGCTGAATTACTTGCTAATCATGAAGCTGCTCAAACCGCTTCAGATAACGCAGGACAATTAGTAGATGAGACTCCTGAGCCTGCGCCTGCAGATTTGGTGGTTGAATCAAACGATTTAAAAGAAGAAGACGTTCTTTCATATATTGGTAAACGATACAATAAGCAAATCAATTCATTTGATGAGTTGATGGCTGAGCGTAGTCAGGCTGAAGAGATGCCTGAAGACGTGGCTGCTTATATGAAATACAAGAAGGATACGGGACGTGGGTTTGAAGACTTCCTCAAATTGAGAAAGGACTTCGACTCGATGGACCAAGATACCCTTCTTAAAGAATACATTAGTTCGACTCAACAGGGTCTTGACCCTGACGATATCGATGTTATGATGGAAGACTACCGTTATGACGAAGATCTCGATGACGAGTCGACTGTTAAGCGAGTTAAACTCGCTAAGAAAAAAGCTGTTGCTGAAGCGAAGAGATTCTTCAATCAACAAAAGGAACAATACAAGATGCCACTTGAGTCAAGTGCGCCATCTGTTTCTGATGAAGAGAGGGAGATATACGAATCGTATAAGCAATACACCAAGCAGGCGAAGACTCTGCAGGAAGAAAACGAGCGCAAAGCAAAATGGTTTGACAGCAAAACTAACGAGTTGTTTAATGGAGAGTTCAAAGGTTTTGAGTTCAAGATAGATGACAAGACGGTTAAGTTCTCACCCGGTGATGCTTCCGAGCTTAAGAAAGCCCAATCAAGTCCGATGAACCTCATCGGTAAATTCTTGGATGAGAATGGGATGATTAAGGATGCCGTTGGATACCATAGAGCATTAGCTGTCGCTATGAACCCGGAGAAGTTTGCTAAGTTCTTTTATGAGCAAGGCATGGCTAACGCCACTGACGATGTAATGCGTAAGACAAAGAACATTAATATGTCTGAGCGCAGAGCACCTGAGGTAACTAATACGGGCGGTTTTCAGGTTAAGGCTGTTAATCCTGATCACGGAAGAAAATTAAAAATTAGCAGCGCAAAAAGAGTATAAACTAAAAACTTAAAAACAAAATGGCAATATTGTCAAACCCCAATTATCAATTGCAACCTGCTGCTGAGCAAGTTGCATTATCAACAAACTACATCACTGACTTCAACTTCTTAGATCAGTATCTTCCTGATACTTACGAGAAAGAATTTGAGCGTTATGGAAATCGCACAGTATCTTCATTCTTAAGAATGGTAGGTGCTGAGATGCCTTCTATCTCTGACCAAATCAAATGGGCAGAACAAGGTCGTCTTCACATTAAGTATACCAACTGTACTACAGGAGCAGCTGTTAACTCTGATACAGCTACGTTCACTATCAACGATAGTAATGTTACTTCTGTTGCAATTCGTGTTGGTCAAACTTTAATGATCCAAGCTAACAACGATGGCAAAACCAACAAGGCGATTGTTACTGCTGTTGATACAACTAACAACGAAGTTGATGTTGCTTTCTATGAAGGTGGAGGTCAAACTTTTGCTGTTAACACTGTTTGTACAATCTTCATCTATGGTTCTGAGTTCAAGAAAGGAACTTACGGAATGGAAGGTTCTTTGGAAGCTGAAGATGAGTTCTTCTCTAACAACCCTATTATCATCAAAGATAAGTATGCGGTTAACGGATCTGACATGGCTCAAATCGGATGGGTTGAAGTAACTACCGAGAACGGAGCTTCAGGATACCTTTGGTATTTGAAGTCTGAGCACGAGACTCGTCTTCGTTTTGAAGATTACTTAGAGACTGCAATGATTGAAGCTGTTCCTGCACAAGCAAATTCAGGAGCTAAAGCTTTAAACATGATGGGTTCTGAAGGTGTGTTCTACGTAGTTAACGCTCGCGGTAACGTATGGGGTGGTGGTACTCCAACTACATTGGCTGATTGGGATTCTATCGTTGCTCGTTTAGACCGTCAAGGTGCTATCGAAGAGAACGTAATCTTCGCTAACCGTGGATTCAGCTTTGACATCGACAATATGTTGGCTACCTTAAACGGTTTCAACGGAGGATCTCCTGCTGCTGCAGCTTCTTATGGTCTTTTCGACAACGACACTGAGATGGCGTTGAACTTAGGATTCACAGGTTTCCGTCGTGGTTATGACTTCTACAAGTCTGATTGGAAATACTTGAACGATCCAACAATGCGTGGTGATCTTTATGCAGGTGGTGTAGGTGCTATCACAGGACTTATGGTTCCTGCAGGATCTACTTCAGTGTATGACCAAATCATGGGTAAGAACGCTAAGCGTCCATTCTTGCACGTTCGTTACCGCGCAAGCGAAGCTGAAGATCGTCGTTACAAGACTTGGATCACAGGTTCTGCCGGTGGTGCTGCTACAAGCGACTTAGATGCAATGGAGGTCAACTTCCTTTCTGAGCGTTGCGTATGTACCTTAGGTGCAAACAACTTCGTATTGTTCCGTTACGGATCATAAGCGATGTTTTAAAATAAAAAAAGGAGGTGTCCACATGGGCACTTCCTTTTTATATAACTTTGTAAAAAATTAAATCATATCAAATGAGCACACAAAAAAAAGTACCTACTGATAAGGTATATCGACTCCTAAATGGGTCACCCCTTTCTTACACATTAGCCTCACGTAATCATCCGAGATACCCATTGATGTGGTATGATGAGGAAACCAATACTAATCGCGCTTTGCGCTACGCTTCTAATCAGAAGTCTCCATTTGAAGACGCTCAAGATGGCAACGCTATAATTGAACCTGTCATTTTTGAAGATGGTCTATTAAGTGTTCCTAAAAAAAATCCTGTGTTGCAGGAGTTCTTGAGTTACCACCCGATGAACGGTACGGTATTCGTAGAAGTAGATAACGAGAAGGAAGCTCACGTTCAAGTTGAAGACTTAAACACTGAGGTAGATGCTCTTATCGCTGCAAGAGGATTGACTATTGACCAAATTGAAATGCTTACTCGCGTGATGTTTGGTAAAGATCCATCAGTTATTTCAACAGCTGAGCTGAAGAGAGATATGTTAGTGTTTGCCAAGAGAGACCCTCGCGGGTTCTTGTCTATATTAAACGATCCTGAATTGCAATATCAAGATCAGGTTCGTGTATTCTTTGAAAGAAGTTTACTCTCAGTAAAGAACAATGGTAAGGATATTTATTTCAATACACCTACCAATAAAAAGAAGATGTGTTCAATACCTTTCGGAGAGAATGCATATGATGTAGCTGCTCACTATTTACGTAGTGACGAAGGCATCGATGCCCTTAAGATGTTGGAGACAATCCTGTCATAATTGATTTTCGGTTAAAAGGAAGGGGATGCAATTGCATCCTCTTTTTTTTATCTATCTTTGTGGAAAAGAATCACATGATTAATTCGGTTCGAAATACGGTACTATCTGTTCTCAATAAAAATAATTACGGTTATATATCTCCCGCTGATTTTAACCTATACGCTAAGCAGGCTCAGTTAGAGATCTTTGAGGAATACTTCAGCAACTACAACAAGACTGTTGTAATGGAGAATGTGCGTAAGTCAAACTCTGACTACGCAGATTTAGGTAAAGCTTTATCTGAGACGATGGAGTACTTCCTTACTTCAAACTTCCTTATCAAATCTACTGCAAATAATTTCTTTGTGCCATCTATCACCACTACAGGTGATGAGGCTTATATGGTTAGCAGACTGTCTGCTTATCCTACTTTTATTTACGGCGCCTCAAATACAGCTATAAGTGCAAATCAACTTGTAGATTCTTCTGCAAACTTTTTTACATCAGGAGTTCAAGTTGGTGACATTGTATCTAATTATGAAACAAATCAAGTAGCTACAGTTCTTGATGTTGAAGATGCTATGACATTAAATTTAAGTGCTGATATTTTTACCGGATCAACAGGTGTTGACTACTTTATTTTTTCAGCAGCAAATGTGAAAGACTTGGAGAAGGTTAGCTCAGGTAAGATTACCATGCTCAACAACTCATTGCTTACTGCTCCTTCATTATTGTTCCCTGCATATACACAGGAGAGTTCGGTATATAGAATTTATCCTGCATCAATAAGCAATCCCGGACAAGTACAGGCTACGTACTTTAGATATCCTAAAGATCCTAAGTGGACGTACGTTACTTTGCTTGGTGGCGAGCCATCGTTTGACCAATCACAGCCTGACTACCAAGACTTTGAGATGCCGGCTGAGGATGAGTTCAAATTAATAATGAAGATCCTTCAGTACTGTGGTATATCTATTCGTGAGGATAAGGTAACATCATTTGCTATGGCGCAAGAACAGCACGAGCAACCTACATTCAGCCAACAACAATAATAGACTATGGCATATATTTCGGATTATCAATACTACACCAACAATGGAGCCTCGCCTGAGGACTCCAATTGGGGGTCTTATCAATATGTGAGTCTGTTTGATATCGTTAACAATTTCATGTTGATGTACTCAGGCAATCACTCTCTGATAAATAACGAGGAGCGTTATAAGGTTTTGTTTCACGCTAAGCGTGCTATTCAAGAACTTAATTACGACGCGTTTAAAGAAATCAAAGTGT